TGCTCTCGACGCTCAACCTGCGGCCCCCGCCGCATCTCCAACCCCCCAACCAGAACCTGAGGTTCCGATGGACAACACCCCTGACATCTCAGCGGTGCGGGCTGAAGCGGCTGCCGAGGCTGCGAAGGCTGAGCGCGCTCGCATTGCCGGCATCTCTGCCCTGACTGAGAAGCACAACATGGCCGACCTCGGCCGCCAGCTGATCGAAGGCGGCCGCAGCCTCGATGAGGCCCGCGCTGCCGTGCTCGACAAGCTGGGCATTAAGCCCCTCGAGACCGTGGCCCCTGTTGAGATGGCCTCTCAGGAGCGCGCCTCCTACAGCATCACCGCTGGCATCCGCGCGATGCTGACCGGCGACTGGTCTAGCCGCGAGGCAGGCCTGGTGCGTGACCTCTCCCGCGAAGTGGAGAAGTCCGGCGTGGCCAAGACCACCGAGCGCTCCTTCTTCGTGCCCTTCTCGGCACTGAGCCAGCGCGCGACCTACGTCACTTCGAGCGGCTCGACCGGCGGCAACCTGGTCGCGACCGATCTGCTGGCCGATGACTTCATCGAGTTCCTGCGGAACACCGGCGTGATGCTCCAGCTGGGCGTGCGCACCATGCCTGGCCTGGTCGGCAACGTGGCGATTCCCCGCCGCTCCGGCGTGGCCTCGACCTACTACCTGAGCACCCAAACCACCGCGATCACCCAGTCGGAGTCCACCTTCGATCAGGTGACCATGGCTCCCAAGAACCTGGCCGCCCTGTCCAAGTACAGCCGCCAGACCCTGCTGCAGGGCACCCCTGGCATCGAGGAGCTGGTGCGTCGTGACCTGACCGACGGCATCAACCTGGCCATCGATCTCGGCATCCTGAACGGCTCCGGCGGCAGCGGCCAGCCCACCGGCATCATGCAGACCTCCGGCATTGGCTCGGTGGCCATGGGCACCAACGGTGGCGCCATCACCCTCGAGAAGGTGGTGGATCTGGAGACTGCGGTGATGACCGTGAACGGCGCCGTCAACCCCGGCTCCGTGGCCTACCTCACCAACTACAAGGTGCTGGCAGCCCTGAAGAAGCTGCGCGCTGGCGGTTCCACCACCGGCGACGGTCCCTTCCTGTTCAACACTGACGCTGCTCGCATCGGCCGCGGCCCCACCCCCGGCACCCTGAACGGCTACCCCCTGGCCGCCTCCAACCAGGTGCCCAGCACCCTCACCAAGGGCTCCAGCTCTGGCGTGTGCTCGGCCCTGCTGATGGGCGACTTCAGCCAGGCCATGGTCGGCTTCTGGGGCAACGGCCTCGAGATCACCGTGGGCGAGGACAGCGACGACTTCAGCAAGGCTCTGACCAGCGTCCGCGGCATCGTCACCTACGACGTGGCCGTGCGCGATCCCAAGAGCTTCGCCGCCATCCTGGACATCACCACCTGATAGGAGACGGGGCGGGCAACCGCCCCCATTTTTTCTCATGAAGGTTCTGATCGAAAGCGACTGCGCCGCTCGGGGCGAATACCTTGAGGCTGGCAAGGTCTACGAACTGGATAGCGCTGTGGCTGCCGAGCTGCTGCGCATTGGCCGCGCTGTCGAGGCGCCGGCCGAGGAGATCAAGCCGAAGGCAACCCGCAAGGTGAAGGCCGATGGCGATCAGTGAAGACCTGACGGTGTTCCTGAACGACTTTGGCGTCAGCTGCACGGCTGGCGCCGTTTCGGCTTTGGGCATCCTCGACATGCCCAGCCAGGTCATCTCTGGCGACATGGTGCTGACCACCGACTATTCGCTGACAGCGCGCGCTGCTGATTTCGGCGGGCTGCTGTTCGGCGACGGCATCACGGTCGATGGCGTGAACTACCAGGTGCGCGAGGTGCGCAAGCTGGATGATGGTGCGCTTGTCGAGATCGCGCTGCAGCGCTTGGCGCCAAGCAGCACCGCGCCTGGCGCCAATCCGCGGACGTTTGGGCTCGCAGACCTGACCGATGTGGAGCTGACCAGCCCCACCGCTGGCGAGGTGCTCAAATACGACGGCACGCAGTGGGTGGACGGTGTGGACGGAGGTGCTGCCTACGTGTTCACGCAATCATCGGCCGCCACAACCTGGACGATCAACCACAACCTCGGCCATGTGCCCAGCGTCGAGGTGTTCGATAGCGGGAGCCAAGAGGTGGATGCGGACGTGTCGCATCCCAACGTGAATCAGACAGTTATCGTGTTCTCAGTGCCCTTGTCCGGCTTCGCGAGGTTGACCTGAGATGGCCCGGAAAGTTTTTACAGATCTCGACTTCAACTCAGCCTCGCGGGTCGTAAACCTTGCTGCGCCGAGCAGTTCCGGCGATGCCGCCACCAAGGCCTACGTTGACTCGCTGGTTGAAGGACTGGCGTGGAAGGACGCCTGCCGTGTTGCAACCCAGTCCAACCTCAACCTGAGCAGCCCTGGCGCCACCATCGATGGCATCACGATGGCGTCGGCCGATCGCGTGCTGGTGCGATCGCAAAGCACCGCATCCGAAAACGGGATTTATGTCTGGAACGGCTCTGCCGTGACCATGACGCGGGCGCTGGATGCCAGCACCTTCGCCGAGCTAGAGCAAGCCATCGCGACGGTCGAGGAAGGCACCAGCGCTGGCACCAGCTACCGTCAGGATCAAGTCAACGGAACGATTGGCAGCAGCACCGTCAGCTGGGTCACCTTTGGCGCCTCGGCTCCGGCGGCCAGCGAAACCACGGCGGGCATCGCCGAACTTGCCACGCAGGCTGAGGTTGACGCTGGCACCGACGACGCTCGGATTCTTACCCCGCTCAAGCTGGCCAACTGGTCCGGCCGCCTCCGCAAGGTGTCCACCAGCATCGGCGACGGCAGCGCCACCAGCTATGTGGTAACCCACAACCTGAACACGCGCGACGTGATCATCCGCGTATTCCCCAACTCCGGGCAGTACGACGACGTGGAGGTGGACGTGCAGCGCACCAGCACAACCACAGCGACGCTGGTGTTCGCCACGGCACCGGCCAGTAACGCCTATCGCGTGGTGGTGCTCGGCTGATGTCGCGAATCTTCGAGACCGACATTGTTCTCAACGCCCAACGAGAGTTGCGGCTGGCTGACGCGGACTCGTCCGCCTATGTCGGCTTCAGGGCTCCCGCCACGATCACAGCCAACCTTACCTGGACGCTGCCAGCTGCTGACGGCACCAGTGGCCAAGTGCTCAGCACCAACGGCTCTGGCACGCTGTCCTGGGCCACGGCTGGCGGCGGAGGTGGCGGCAGCTCCGTCGGTGACAACCTCTACCTCAACAGCAACTGCATTTGAGCCATGGCTGCTTCACCCGCCTTCATCTCCACGCCGCGCATCGGCCGCCTGTCGCTGAGCACGGCAAACACCGCCACCGATGGCACCGGCACGATCAACGATCTCATTGTTGGCGCATCGGCTGGCACGCGGATCTTGAGCGTCAACGTGCAGGGCACTGCGACCACGGTGGCGGCACTTGTAAACCTGTTCCTGTACGACGGCACGCAGTGGGACCTGTTCGATCAGGTGACCATCAGCGCCACCACCGGCAGCAATACTGTCAAGGGCTATCGCCTGGTGACGGCCTACACCGATTTGGTGCTACCGAGCGCTACTTGGAAGCTGGGCGCCACGATCACGGTTGCACCCACCACCGGCACGGTGCGGGTCGCAGCCTTCGGGGGTGATCTGACATGAACCTGAACCCAGTCGGTTGGGCATCTGCGGCGCTGCGACTGCTGGCGCGACTGGACAGCGATGGCGTCAACAGCACCACGCCCGTCACCGAAATCAACGGCGGCGCGCTCAGTGCCCCCAACGCCGACATCGCCCTAGTTGCCAAAGGCACAGGTGCAACACTCGCGCAGGTGCCGGATGGGACGGCGGCGGGTGGGAATAAGCGTGGCACCGGCGCGACGGATTGGCAAAAAGTCCGATCTGATCGAACCTATGTAGCTTCTGGGGTTAATTCAGTCATTGGAGGTGGAACTGAAAATCAAGCCAGCGGACAAGATTCAACTGTAAGCGGAGGTCGATTTAATGTTGCTAGCAACATTAGGGCTGCAGTTGGTGGAGGTGAATTCAACACAGCCAATGGCATCTACGCCTTTATCGGCGGCGGCGGCAACAACACAGCCAATCCCAACTACAGCTTCATCGGCGGCGGCCAGAGCAACGTCACCCAAACCAACACCCACGCAACGGTGTGTGGGGGTTCAACTAATACGGCTAGTGGGCAGTATTCGTTTGTGGGTGGCGGAACTACTAATACTGCGAATGGAACGTACGCATTTGTCGGAGGCGGAGGATCCAATATAGCATCTTCTAGCTACTCTTCCGTTCTTGGAGGTGTAGCTAATACAGCAAATGCCGAGCGTTCTTGCGTGGTAGGCGGAGCATATGGCACAACCAGAGCAATTCGCGGCCTTGCTGTATTTCCATCTTGCGCCTCTCCGATTGATACAACCGCAGGCGTAACCCAATCCGCACTCCTACTCCTAGGCCGCCAAACCACTGACGCCACCGCCACGGTCCTCACCAGCAATACCACTGCCGCAGGTACCACCAACCAAGTCATCCTCCCCAACAACAGCGCCTACAGCTTCTCCGGTGAGGTGATCGCTGGCGTGACCGGTGCTGGTAATACAGCCCGCTGGACAATCGACGGTGCCATCAAGCGCGGCGCTAACGCAG